TATTCCGAAAGAAAAAATGAAAGAGGAAGGCTACGGAGAATACTTACCGCTTATCAAATAAAAAAAGAACGGCGGACTGTCCTTCAAAGGCTGTCCATCTACGGGGCACAATACAAAATGTGGCATGAGTAAAATGTGGGGTGAACTGCATGAAACCGCCTATACATCGGTCATTGATGAATGTTGAATGATATGATTTGGAAAAAAACAAAAAGTTCCGTTCGTTCCTTTTTGCTTCCGGTTGCTTCCGCATTGATTCCACCAGTAGCGATAAAAAGAAATCATATTGAGAGAGACTCAAAAGAATAACGAAGTAAAAGAGGACGGATGCTTCCGATTTTCAGTAAATAAAAGGCTATGCACGTTGATATTGACAATGCGCATAGCCTTTGTTGGTTCGAGGGAGAAAAAGCCACAATCAGCCGGAAAACGGCTATTCCTGTTTACTCCTGATAAGGTGGGACTGCTTTATTATAGCTCTTTTAGTGGGATATACGCTACCATCAGATAGTCCGGCATTACGTAGCGTATTCAACTTAACTCCTATTTGATCAGAGCTTAGAACTGTATATATTGCCGATATACTACCAAAATAGAAGTCTTTTTTCTCAAAAATCAAATGTACATGTATTATTTTCGTCATAATCTATTTATTTTCATATTTTAAATACAAAATAAGTGCATATAATTATTATATGCAACTATTTTCACGCAAAACACTGTAAATAATAAAAGTTAGAAGCCCCTGAATTGATTGATAAGAATACCGGGATATTTTCAGTTGATAGTGTTAATTAATTGTTAAAATAAGCAATATCTATGATATCACCCGTTGAACACCCATTGAAAAATAAAACAAAATGTGAATATCACCCATCGAACACCCATTAAAAAAAAGGTGTTTTCATTGTTGAGTTTTACCCTATAATACTAGTACGTGCTTTGAGTTTTACCCTATAATATATATTTTGAGCACACAGATTATTTGCTAATATTCTGTTTTATAGAGTATTGTGCCGAAATATAGCGTTTTAATTATGGCTTCACTCATTTTGAGATACATTTTCGATCAATGGTAACAGATTATCGACTCTATTAAACTAGCCTTTTCATCATTTGAGACATTTGATTTTTCAAAGTATCCACATCGTCTTCTAGGTGGTTCACCTTATCATAATATGTTGCGTTGATATTAGGCATCTTTGCGCTCAAATACCACTCCGCATATAGTACAGTATTGATTTCATCTTCCATCAAATTAAAGTTTGGGTAATTGGCTTTATCAACATTATCAGAAGTACATACAATAAAACCATGTTCACGAAGTCGATTCTTTATGCGTTTCACATAAGCACGTCCGCTTCTATCGCTTACCACATATACACGATTATCCTTAATTTCATTCCACTCACTTCGATCTAGTAATCTTAATATGAGATATGAGCAGTCTAATAAGGTCGGAGACATACTTTCCCCTCGCACTTTAACACAAAAATATTTCTTATTTTTATGTAGCATATTGTAAGGAAGACTAATAGTTTCCACAACTTCTAAAAAATCAGGATTTTCACATCCATAACCCGCGGCTACTGATATATCAACGATAGGGATTGGTTCAAATTCTGACTCCATTGGAACAGTATTAGAGATTTTCATTTGGTTATCATCACGTAACATTGATCCACATCCGGTAAGTAACCAATCCGTAGAGATATCACTATAATATGAGAGAAATCTCAATAGATTATCTTCGGACATTCCATTCGGTTGGCTCAATACGCCATTGGTTATGCCCGTATTCTTATAACATTCATATTTTGTAACCCCTTTAGAATCTAAATATTGCAAGATTCTTTGCTTTAATACTGAAAAATCTCTCGTATTTTCTTTCATAATTGAAATATCTCTATTATATTTGCAGCGTGTTACAGATTAACAGCGCTCAAATGTATGAATAATAACTTAAAAATAAAAAGGTAATGAAACAAATAATTGAATTAAGAGACACCGAGAAACGAAAGATGATTGCAGAAACATTTGGAATATCTCTCGCAAACCTTAGTCAAATACTTCGTTTTAAACGAAATGGAAAGAATGCAGAGGCTGTTCGCAAAATGGCACAAGAAAATGGTGGTATTAAATATACCGAAGGTAATGAACCATCAAAAGTGAAGGTTTTAGACTCTCATGGAAATGTTACAAACATAATTAATCAATAACTCATCTACGATATGAAAACTATTAGATTTATTCAAAATGTGATGATAGGAGTTGGCATAGTCACTGCCATTGCATTAGTTGACCAGATAGAGGTTGAACCATCGAATATGTGGGCGGCTATTGTGATAACAATTCTTTCTGTGATTATTGTCATAGAGCGAGAACTAAGGTCGAATAACCAATAACGGAACGCAAGAATAGAACTTCCTTCAGGATAACAACTATTAATTTGAATTTGCCATGTATAGTCTTTAATAGGTAATGGTAAGAAGATTGGGAAGTAGCTACAATTCCGGGGCAGTGCCGGGACTTGCACAAATAGTAATATTAATATAATGGCTGAGATATTTAATAACCGGATTTGCGTGTTTGCGAATGAATTAATCATCTTTAATCCTAAAACGAAAGTTGGGAGTTCCGATGGATTCATTCCTGAAGGAACATACTATTCGATGGCGAGAAACGGACAACTTATCGTACTTCGTCGTGGTATTCCCGGATGTCCTGCCTTAGTAGATTTTGAAACAATGAGGAAGGACGTAAAGAAAGAGTACATTGTACGCAAGGGTGATCCCCGTGCGGAAATTGCTACTAAAACACAGAAGTCTATACTGGAAGATGCTATTGTCTACGGTAACGCTGCCTATGAGTTTTTCAGTGTGAAATACCGCTATGACGGTGATAAGAAACTCCCGCCTGCAAAGGTTGACGAATATACCCTTAATGTGCGTATAATGAATGCACTCCTGTCCCTACGCGATGGTCGAAAAGCTAACTCAATAGGTGGCGGAAGTACACGAATCAACGTATGGGAAAGGCTCTGTAAATTGAGCAATGATTTACTAACATTGAAAGACCCGAACGGGCGTGATATTTTTCCCCACAACCTACCGAAGAACTGGAAGTCTTTGAAGCGTAAATGCGAGCAATATGAAGCGGCACGACGGATCAGCGAGGAAGAAGGCTATCGCAGTGTCATTCACAAATCGTATGGCAACAAATACGCGGCAGTCGTACTGAACGAGGACGCAAAGGCGGTAATGCATAAATTAATCAGTATGCATAACAATCTGAATAATGTTCAAATCATGGAAGAATACAACAAGGTGGCTTCCCTGATGGATTGGAAACCGATTGACAGTCCTAACACCGTTGAGAACTGGAGACAAAAATTTGCTCTCACAACAATGGCGGGAAACAAGGGAGACAAAGCTCTGAAGAACACACGCATGAAACAGATACACCGCGAAGCCCCGACACAAGCACTTACTTACTGGACGCTGGACGGATGGGATGCGGAACTGTTCTATCAGAAAAAGACTCCCAAAACGGTAAAGAAAAACGGTGAGGAAAAGAGATATATGTACACCACTTATACCAACCGGAAAACGATGGTAGTCGTACTTGACGCATGCGAAAAATATCCGGTAGGGTATGCCATTGGCGACCATGAATCACCTGCTCTTATTCGTGAAGCATTACGAAACGCGGTGCAGCATACCAAAGAACTGTTTGGTAACCGCTATAAGCCTTTACAGCTACAAAGCGACAATTATCAAAAGAAGGTGATGGTTCCCTTCTATGAAGCCATGACTAAGTATTATACACCAGCCGCTTTAGGAAATGCAAAGTCCAAAATAGTAGAACCCTATTTCAAACACCTGAATGTGGAATACTGCCAAAAACAGGCGAATTGGTCAGGCTTCGGTATCACTGCAGAAAAAGATAACCAGCCTAATTTGGAAGTCTTAAACCAAAATCACAAGTTCATCCCGGATGAAGCCACCGTTATTGCGCAATTAGAGGCTATTATAGCGCAGGAACGGGCAAAGAAGATAGATGCTTACCGCGCTGCGTGGGAACGTACCGAAGAAGTCCGTAAAATGCCTTTTGGGATTGAGGAATATCTGATGCTCATGGGGGAAACAACCGGACGCACAAATAAGATTACTGGTTCGGGTATGTTTATCGAGTTCATGGGTGAACGAATCTGCTTCGACAGCTTCGACCTTTCTCTCCGCGACCATTACAACGAAGACTGGGTAGTACGCTTTGACCCGGACGATATGAGTCAGGTGCTTGTATCGAACGCAAAACGCCTGAAGTCCGGTCGCGTTGACAAAGAGATTGGGACATTACAATACATGTTGCAACGTGACATCAAAGTTCCGATGGCTTTGGCAGATCAGAAACCGGAGCACTTTGAATATCGGACACGGGTAGACAAGTTCAACTATGAAATATCGGAAACGGTAAAAGAAAAGGTGAAAGACGTAGATAAACGGATTACTACTATTTGTCAGCGTATTCCTGAAATAGCTGCGGCAACAGTCCTTGACCGATACTTGATTACTGACAGTTTAGGGCAGCATAAGGATGTCCGGTCAAAAATGAGGGATGATGCCACAGATGCAGACTTTACGGAAGTAACCCAGCGTATTACCCAGCAAAGCGTAATGGTTTCCACCGGAGATGATGACGATTACGATTATAACCCGCTGGACATGAATTTTTCAAGATGATTTAAAAACAATTTAAAAAGATATATAACATGGAGAATCAAGCATTAAAAACGTACATAGAGAAGTTAATCACTCGCGGATCATCCGCAACAGAGTTAGCGCGGAAATGTGGAATATCAGACACCGCCATGTCTCAATTCAGAAGCGGCAAGTATGGAGCGAATGAAGACTCCATCGCTGAAAAGATTGCTTCCGGTCTTAATTATTACGAGAACGTTTGGAATGTAGTGGAAAGCGTCACCAGCTACCAGCAGGTACGTACCGCATTCGTGGCGGCTAAGAAAAATCACAAATGGATGTGTATATCTTCCCGTTCCGGCAGTGGGAAGACTCAATCCCTCATAGACCTTTATAACATGAGTGCTGATAATTCAGTTATATACCTGAAATGCCGGAAGTGGACAGCACGTAAATTCCTGACCAAGTTAGCCACATGCATGGGAGAAACAGTAACACGCTATATGGATAACGATGACCTTATGGACTTGGTTGTTTCACACGTTAACCGTATGGCTGGAAAATCTCCTTTGTTAATCCTTGATGATGCCGGAAAACTGGCGCACAGTGCTCTTTGCACGTTTATACCGCTATATGATGACACCTTACACCGTTTGGGAGTTATCGTAGCCGGAACAGAGACGCTGGAACGTAATATAAAACGTTATGTTGGTCGTATAGAAGGATATGATGAAATCGACGGTAGATTTTGCCGTAACTATATCACATTGCTGGGAGCTACAAAGAAAGATGTTAAAGCCATTTGTGCAGCAAACGGAATCAACGATATGGAGGAACAGGATACCATTTGGGGCAAGTTGAATAAAGAGAAAAAAGAACCTGTACCGGGAAAATCTGTTTGGTTTACCGATGATCTGCGCGAGCTGTCCGGCATGATTGAAGACCGTATTATCAAACAACAAATAGAGCGCGGAGAATTGGCATGAAAGTTTGGAGTCAGAAGAACCTAGAAGACATCCGACATGAATATATTGATTTTGATGGTGAATGGTATCTGGCATTCGGTCGTCCGGAGAAGTCCGGCTGTTGGATCATTTACGGAAAGTCGGGACAAGGAAAAAGTTCTTTCGCTCTACAACTGGCACGCAAATTTGATGAAATGGGGCTTCGGGTTCTTTATTTAACGCTGGAAATGGGCGCGTGTGACGACTTCGTAAACTCCGTACTTGACGTCGGTATCAGCAGTAAGACAAATAATATAATCTACTCGGACGAAGCCACTATAAATGACTTGGAAGATTATCTGTCTAGGCAACGCAGCCCGGACGTGATAATGATAGACTCCATACAGTACTTCGAGCAACAGGGAGGAGCGAAAGCCCCTGAAATAATTCGCCTTCGCAAGAAGTTCCCACGAAAGATATTCATATTTATCTCACATGTGGACGGGCGAGAGGTAGAAGGGAAAACAGCCTATGAGGTGAAACGGGACAGTTTTAAAAGAATTTACGTAGAACATTTCAAGGCAACATTTATCGGACGTGGCAAAGGAGGCTCACGTGGATATTACATAGTTTGGGCGGAAGGATATCAAAAACATTGGGTTGAAAATATTAAAAATGATAATGATGGAACAGAAGACGAAGAAACCAATCAGTAAAAACCTTATCAAGCGTCTGCATACCATATACAGCGCACAAGGTATTGATGATGAGCAAAAGCGGGCTATCCTGCTAGACCTGACAGACGGACGGACAAATACCACAAAAGAGTTGACATACAGCGAAGCAATGTATCTCTGTGGGTATCTGAACGGTGCGAAAAAAGAAAATAGGGATTTGACTATCACCGAACGGGAAATAAGAAGACGCAGGTCGGCTGTCCTGAAGAGAATGCAGCGGATCGGAATCGAGACAACGGACTGGGGGGCTGTGAATGCGTTTTGCCTTGATGCCCGAATAGCGGGAAAGAAGTTCAGGGACTTGGATGGCGAAGAACTGATCCTGCTAGTTCCTAAATTAGAATCAATATTAAAGAAGAAAGAAGATGGCGGATATTAGTGCGGAACAACATCGGATAAACCGGATTAACGGGCTGCTGGATCGGCTTGATAGGATTCCCGGTGAACTGGATGCTATACATGAGAAACTGTTTGCCGGAAATATGGATCGTAACGAGTTTGCGAAGTTAGTAGACCGGAGATCATCGCTTATCATTGAAGCAGAAAATAAGGAACGAGAACTGAAAGAAGTATATAAAATCAAATTGTAATTAATCATTTAAAAGTTAATAATATGGATATTAGTAAATTGTCAAAAGAAGAAAAAGCGGAATTGCTCCGTAAATTGAAGGAAGAGGAAAAGGTCGATTTAATCAGCCGTAGAGAAACTTATGAAGCACTAAGACATCAATTCATGTTCGATGTGGAAAGTAAACTCATGCCAGTAGTAAATAATGTTCAGGGCTTTTATGATTGGATTGTGGGTGAAAGCAAGGCTTTCCGCAACGTAATGCGGGAGTACGGTCAACTTCGTCTCCGTCAGGGTGAAGAAACTGCCACGTTTTCAGTAGTGGATGGAAACTTTAAACTGGAGGTAAAAAGTAATAAAGTGAAAAGTTTTGATGAGCGTGCCGATCTTGCTGCCGAACGACTGATAGATTACCTGAAGAACTATATAAATCATTCGGAAAAAGGGGTTGATGATCCGATGTATCAAATGGCAATGACGCTTCTCGAACGTAACCGACAGGGTGATTTGGACTATAAATCTATTAGCAAATTATATGAACTGGAATCGCGTTTCGATGAAGAATATGCCTCTATCATGCAACTGTTTAAGGAAAGTAACGTAGTTTATAAAACAGCCACTAACTACTATTTCCATAAACGTGACGAGAACGGAGTATGGCGTCGTATTGAACCTTCATTCTGTCGTTTATGATTATAGCTGTAGATTTCGATGGAACAATTAGCCGGGGGAAGTTCCCGGCTATTGACGGGGAACAACCATACGCTGGTGAGTCACTCCGAAAATTGCATGATGAGGGACACAAAATCATTATTTGGACATGCCGTACTGGTGAGCAGCTATTGAACGCTATTAACTGGCTGTTAGAACGTAAAATTCCATTTGACCGGGTAAATGATCATGATCCTAAGAATGTAGCTAAGTATGGAGACGGTGGGAAAAAGATATATGCCCATTGTTATATCGATGACAAAAATATCGGAGGCTTTCCCGGATGGTTGCAATGTGTGGAAGAGATTGAACGCATGGAAGAAGCCTATAAGACTTCTTTAAAAGAAAATGAAACGTCCCCCTATTAAATTCATTATCCAAATAGATGAAGACCGACTCTCGGAGCTTATTTATTACTGGAATTACTACGACAAGCCCTGTGACTTACTTTTCTGCAAACCGAAAACACCGGGGCTATCCGCAGTAATATTGACGGTAGAAAGTGATGAGAGTGCGGACTTCCTATGGAGGGTAAAAGAGAAAACAGGGGCAAAGTTATACCAAAAATAAAGCCAAGTTACAATGAGAAAAGAATACTATAATTACATTGTAAAGATGCCTGCAGTGCTTCATGAAATGTTTCGTCAAAAGGTTTATGACAATCATTTTTTAGACATGAAAACTGTGATGACCCACTTAATAAATTCCTATATCTGTACGTGTGACGGAAAGAAAGTTTCTAGAGCGACACAGCTTGTTCTTTCACACATGAAAAAGAATCCTGATATGGAATTCTTTTTTCGCCACCAAGAAAAGTCCATTTTTGTTTTTGAAATGGATCACTCTATTATCAGTGGTTTACAGCGTGCAATCGATGTTAGTGGTCTTAACCGAACTAAATTAGCTATACACTTGATATGCTCTTTTATCTCAAGTGCCGACACTACTCTTCAAACACTTTCCGGAGAGATTCTTGTAGGATCTATTTCCTGCAATCAAGATACATACTTAATCCATACTTATGTGAGCGACTATCAGTATGTATTCCTTAAGGAAACGGCTATGGCTAGAAAAATGAAAATAGAGGGAATGCTCACAGCTGCAGCGGAAATACTTGTAAGGAATGACGCTGATGCGAGCTATTATACACCGGACGTACTTCAAAATATAGTAGATCGAGTGCTTGCTATACGGGGAAGTACGCTAAAGGACTTTCGCAGACAGAAGCGGGTATCTATCCGGACGAATACCATAGGCTGTGACCGTATCCTCCTTTTTATGAGAAAGCATAATATAGCTTCATATAGAGAGTTTCTTCGTCGAGTCGTATTATTCTTTCTAGAAGCACGCTATCTGATTTATAAAAAAGAAATAGATGTTCAGGATGATGACCTACCGGAAGAAGAGACCGAAGACTGGGAGGAAAGTCAGTATGAAAATTTTGCTAAAAAAGATTTTGCAAGAAGTATTTATGTATAATAAAGAAAGGATATGAATTTTATAGCAAGACAAAAAAATGGGCTTTTATGCCGATTCTCAACGGTGATAGACACTGTTACTGATTATAATATGACAGATGAAGAATATATTGAAATGTGTGCCCAAAAGGCAAGGGAGAAAGCTCAAGAGACATTGAAACATTATCTTCGTCCGTTTGAACAGGTAAAAGCATCTTTTGTGCCTACCAATATGAGCCGTAATGAGTTCAACAGGATTTTAAAATTAATGGAAAAAGAAATAAAATCATAACTAAAAACATGAAACGATTTAATACTCAAACAAGGTTTGTTCCTCTAAAGATAGACAAGGACTTTAACGTGGAACATATTCAATCAAAAGATGGAAAAATAAAAGACTTTAAAACGCGCAAGGCAGTTGAGAAGTATTGCAAGGAAAATCATTGTATTTATTGCGAAGAAAAATACATATTCTACAAATGATTATCTATTCGAAAAAAAGCCGCGCAAGAAAAAGATCTTTGCGCGGCTTAACTTTATAGTCTCAAATTACAGCAATCATTCGGGCTGTGGTTTACATTCTCTTTCCAGTACTGAAAATGACTATCCACGTCCTCGCAAACCGAAATCTCCCTGAACCCTGAAATCTTATTTAGATATTCGATTTTCCGCTCCAGCTGCAAGTGATTGTACCCGGCATGCTTCAAAGTGTATTCAGAATAATCAATATCAAACCATTGCTTCACCCACGTACTTACTCGCAGGAACTCCACTAGGATCTTATCACATTTGATGTTATTTAGAACGCCAAAATCAATAAATTGCGGGATAAAGGGGGATAACCTGACAGACACATCAAATCCTTGCTCCTGCAACTTCTCAATAGCTTTAATCCGTGCAGATGGCAGACACGCCTTTTCAAATGTACGTGAAAGAGTGTCATCCGTAGAAGTCACAGATATTTGTATATGTGCCAGTTTTCTATCCATCAACCGGATATATCTGTCATCTGCCACCATTGAGGACTTTGTCACGATAAGGTAATGTACCCCTTGTCGGTTCAGGTTCTGAATTGCTTTATAGGTTTCCCTGTAAACAGCCTCACAGGGTTGGAAACAGTCAGTCATTCCACCCAAACGCACAACTGTTCCCCGCTCTAATTTACAGATTTTCCTCTCTACCTTGTCCGTCCGGGAAACGGACGGATTATCAGGATGCCACAATCCCCTGAAATTAAGAAGCGACTTTGCATAACAATAAGAACAGTCGTGAAAGCATCCACAGCCGTAGAGGTCTAAACGTGTCGGGTAATTACATTTATTCCCTTCATTTCCGGAGACGGTCTTATAAAAGGACTTGAACTCTGGTGCTTGTGTGGACGTAGTCACCCATTGTGGTGCACTTACTGTATATCCGGAAGTTGTACCTGTAATTTCCTCTTTTAGCATACTCATACTTTTTTAGATGAATGTTTATAATCGCCTGTCATAGCTTGAATAGTTTTCCACTTGTGGTATTTTCCGTATATACCCCATTTGAATGTTATCTAAGCAACGTACCAGCGTTCTTTCCATAGCGGGCAAAATATCACGTTCGTAAAAATCACGCGGACGGACTGAATAGTCTATTTTGACTATTTCCTGTTCGCATATATCACCCGTGTCAAGTCCATTATCAGCCCAAAACCATGTCGCGGCAGTGATTGGCTCTTGCCGTTTATAAGCCCATTTGATTGAAGACGTGCCACGTCCATACGGCAGTGGTGACGGGTGAAATATCAATGTCCCGTAAAGCGGTTCTTTCAACACTTCCACCGACACCTTTTCCGTCAGAAGCGGGGCAATGGCTAGATCATACACTCCGGTGCTTTCGTTCCAAACTCGGTGACCTTTCTCGCGTACACAGGCTTCCGCCATTTTGTAAGCCTGTGAGTCCTTATTTCCTAATATCTTGATTATCATATTCCCCTACATATTTGAATGCTTGTACTGCCCGAAAATGCCCGCCGAATCCGGTAGAGCAACGGTCTGTTATCCCTCTCTTTTGCATGGAACGCGCCATTGAACTTGCACTTCTCGCCTTATTCGAACCATAAAGGCTGGCTCCCGTTTGTACCCATTTCTTCGAGTGCCGCAAAGCTCCGCATAACTGGGGGTGTGAAGTGTGGAAAAATACAGGTAGCTTTTTCCCGCAACGTCCATTCCCCTTCAGGTGATATTCGCATACTGCAGCTAAGAATTTAGTGCCAACTCCGATACCCTGCCACTCCGGCATAACCACCAAGCGGGTCGAGCGATACGCACCAGCTGTAAAAAGAGGAGCTACTGCCAAATGACATACAGGCTCGTTCCCAATGAAACCCACGAAATATTCCGCAGCAACGGGCAATGGCAAGTCTAAATAATAATGCTGTTTAAACAGTCTTGGGAATACACTTCCCCTGACTTTATAAATTTGAAGTTCGAGTTTTGGACGTTGCCGAAGACAGTCACGCTCGTAAAAGCGTGCCTCCGCAGTATCGTACACCCAATCCGGCTGCAACCATTCAATAATATCATAATGACAGGACAGAAGGACAATCTTACCTTTGCCACGTCTCCAAGTTTTTGAGAATGCTGCTGCACCCACTTTCGCAATCTGACGATCAATCACGGACGTAAATTCATCAACGACTGCACGCTCCGGACGTTCGCAAGCCAGGCGAGCTAAACCAGCGCGGAATTTCTCACCGTTCGACAGTACATTGAAAGGTCTTAACCATGCCGGAACATCACCCAAACCTACAGCCGAAAGCATTCCAGTGACTGTATTAAAATCCCCGTCCGGAGCGATGCAGTCAATAATAGGTTTATTGCTGTCCCAACCGGAGTAAAGGTCGTAAATCGGCTCGTTAAAGATTTTACTTCCGATACTGGTTTTTCCACTTCCTGACGGTCCGACAATCAAACCTATCTGCCATTCCTTGTCCTCGATGGGCAATTCAGCTACCTTTTCCCAATCACAGCCTTTTTCCGCGTTGAAAAGGCTCTTTACCCTTGCAGCGCGATAGCTGTCAAAATCGCTGCAGTGGTGTCGTACTTCTACTCTCATACACTTACTACTTTTAAAGTTAAACCTTCAGCTTTCAGGCGTTCATAAATAGCCTGCTGTTCCTTTTCATCTGTGCAAATGACGATAACGCCATATTGCGGTTTATACGTATATTTTCCCATAACTAATAATTTTGAGTTTGGGACAAAAGTACTCCGGGGCTGTCAATCCGGCACGATACATGAAGCCGTTTACACTGCAAACGTTTTGCAGTCACTTTGAAAACGCTTGATAAGACTATACACCTTTCTCTCACTGACAAGGTATTTGTCAGATAATACTGCGACTATATAAGACACTTTCTCACCATTTCCTAACAGTTCCATATAATCCGCATAAAGATCGATATAGTGACAATCTTCAAGCCTTATTCCGGCATCCTGTAATTTTTTCAGGAGTTCCCGATTAAAGTTTAATATCTCTATGACTTTCATAATACAAATTTGATTATCTTTGCCGCACCACTCATGTATGAAACAAAAATGCGCTGTATCGCAGCAGAAGGTATTAGCCCTCAGCTGTGCGATACAGCGCATTTTGTTAGTACGTGAGTGGTATTACTACTAACAGGCTGGGGGCTTTTTATAGCCTTTCCCCCGCAGGCTTATATTCAATTTTGACAAATCATTGGAAATCCGTATATTTGCGCTATAATAATGCTTTTTTATGCGGAATCCTGAAATGACCAAAATACGTGACCGGAAGATGGTAGAGACTTTCTACCTTCTTTATGATAAAAAGCGCATCCGCTTAGAGGATGTTCTTTTGCGTATGAGTCATGACCTGTTCTTCCTCGATCAGAACTACATCTATAAACGAATTTTTTATATATCGGAGAATTTATCATATTACGAGCAATTAAAAGAGGGCAAAAAGCCTGATTCAAAAAAGGACGATATAAGTCAACTAAGCCTTAGCTTTTAGGCGTTGTATCATAGATGATACAGCGGTTCTTCGTCTTCCGCCTTCTCAGGTAAGTCCCCATTGCTAATTTTCATTTCACGGTCTTTCATGTCGGCATGACTTGCAAGCTCCATTGTGGTATAATCCATAATTTCACATTCAAAGCTGATCCGGTACAAGTTTCCCGCACCCCCCGACTCTTCCCGTCCGACATGGGTACGTCGGAGCGTGCCGAAGTTCTTTCCCGATTTCCCATGTAACATCATCCCCAGCAAAGTCAACAGGTCGAGGAAAGACAAGGCTTCCTCCTGCATCTTTGCACCTTCATAGGTATCAGAAAAAGTTTCGTAAAACAGCCGGAAATCAACCTGTGTGTGAAGCCGTTGAACGAGTAGACCTTCGTCCCCGATGCCCAGCGTATTAAATTCAATGAATACAGCCGGAGACGGGAACGGATGATCCTCATCGAGAAAACTGACCTGCTCATGCCACATATCTATATGCTCTATTTCAGGTGTATTCTCCATCCTTTCCCTTAGTTCTGCATACTCATCCGGGATAGATGCCAGGAACCCGTCTTTATTCCGGATTATTTCAACCAGTTCTTTGTAACAGTCTGTCCAAATCATAATTATATTGATTAAATATTTGAGAATCGTTTGTCAATCTCCGATGTTATCCATGCGTCCAGCTGCTTCATAAATGTGGCAGATTCACCCATGTATTGACGTTTCGGAATTCTTATTTTACTGCCCACCTTTTTAAGTGCCATACCCTTGTAAAAGGAAGCCATTGTAGACAGCCGTGCATTGGCTTTATTTTGCCGTATTTCGCCATTTTTCTTCTTTTGCATTGTTCCGGTCGACTTCATATACAAATACCAAAAATAACGCTTCATTCGCTCCGTTACGACAATAGATCCACCTTCATTGTGAATCTTGGCGTATGCCAGCGGATCAGTTTGAAAAGTAATGCGGTCTATTCCACGACTGACTGCATGGATGCTGTCACGAAGCTTCCCGCTTTGTATCAACACGCCGCGATCCGAACCAATAGTGAGCGATCTCTTTGCCCACGGTGTCAGTGATGTGTCAAGAAACCCCTGCCTGCGAAAATTCTGCTTGAAGAAGTTCACTCCTGCAACTTTCGCATAACGGTGCGCATCTTCTACCAGCGTGGATAATTCTTTGAAAAAATCGGGTAATTCAGTTCTTTCCATTTGTATATCAAAATAAAATTGTATATTTGCAGTGTTCGCGGCTCGCAAAAGTCAAGAACTCCCTTCAGGAGTGTCAGTTTCGGCTGTCACTCCTGAAGTTCTTTTAAGAGCTTAGTAACCTTGTCGGCTTTCACGTCTTTCCAAGACACTCTCACAGCCTTTCCTGAATAAATGAATATCATCTGCTGTCCGGAGAACTTGTCCCCATATAACTTGTATATCCCATTCAGTTTATTCTGTATCATTTCCGGCTTAATGCTTTCAAATGCATCAAGATTGAAAACGGTAAATTCACATTGCTGTTTCCGTGAGCTGTCCAGCCCGTTTTTAATTCCGCCTAATCCCTGAATATTCTTCAGGTCTGCCAGCTTTTCGTTAATCAAATATTCCGGGTTCTTTATCCCGTTCTCGTTGATGTGCGGGCGGATTTTAATCTTCATGTTCAACTCCTTTGAAATGACACGCGCACTTTCGACATTCTTTGCAAGATCTTTCGGGTCGGCAAAATCGCTGATCATCACTTTCGACTCCGGATCACGATGATAAGGAGCATATAACTTGCTTCTTTCCGTTTCCTTCCTGAATTTTGCCCAATATTCGTCAGGTATTGAAAAATACGGATGTGCGACCGTGAATATTTCACCTGATTGACCTACGTTATTTGCAAAGGCATCCGGCATCGTCACAATAGGCGTAGTAGGCGTTTCCGGTTCGTCCGTTTGCTCGACATAGCATCTGCACCGATACCCGTTGGGCGGGTAGTTCTGCAGCCAAAACGGGTCGTTAATAGGTTTTATGACACCATCCAGTATCTTATGTGACTCTCTTACCCGTTCATCTCCTGCAGTCACGTATTTCAAATTAGGCATGATATCCGCATTCTCTTTGAATTCCTGCCATTCACTGGCGCGCCTGCCACTTGTTTCTGCCGTTTCAAATTCTGTACGAAGGTAATTTTCATTATAGTCTTTATGAATTGCCATTACCTTTTCCCGGAAGTCCTGATAAGATCGTTTTTTGCCTTTCTCGTCATAAAGAGCGTCATTCATCTCCTTAATTTCCTGATACGTCTTCGCTCCGGAGAACTTGAACAAGTTGTCACGTATCCGTTGAGGTTCTTCCGCCTGTTCCGGATCATCATAGTCATCTTTTCCCCATCCTTCAGCCGCCTTTTTATTCAGTTCCTCGTATGTCTTCCTGAATAATTCCTCGTCGATATCTCCCGTTTTGACTTTGCGCTCATAAACTTGTTTCATCACCCTGCCGATGATGCCGCTGAAATCATACTCCCCTGCTTCCATGACGGGTGACGTTACCGCTTCATCGTCCGGTTCGGTCTTTTTTTTTTGAGGGTCTGTTTTGGGCTGATTCGGTAGTGCTCCTCCCTGCTGCTCACCACCGGGATTTTTCTTTTGACCAATGATCGGAAGTCCCGTTTTCTTTGCGACCTCTTCGTGGTCAAATTCAAAGGTATAAGCCAGTTTGTTAATCGCCTCGATATATTCCGTAATAGACAAACTTTCTGTATCGTCCCACTTTAATTTCAGCCTTTCAAGCGGTTTATATACCGGGCTTATCTTTACCAGCTTAGGGATAATAATATAATTGAAATAGAACTGGAAAAGCATCTTGTCATATTCGTGCCGTGACTTTTCAACACGTTCATGTACTTCTGCCGTCCCTTCCCACGCTCCATTCTCGGTCGTACCTGTTTGACCAAGCAAACGCTTACTGATTTGATTGTCACATCGTTCTTCTAATGGTAAAAAGGCATCAGTCGTGTTTCCTCCGGCTTCTTTCCCATACTCGACCTTTTCATTTCCGGACAACACTGCAAAGAAATTATTCCTGAAGTCCAACATCATCTCGAATAATTCGTCCAAACGTTTTTTATCCTGTCTGTCTGAAGTAACGAAGACGGGCGGAATGCCGTATTTCTCAATGTAATTCATCCACGAGCCTAAGCCCAGTTTTTTGGCAAGCATGATAATTGCCAGCTCATTCAACATACCCAAAGCCCACGCATTCCCGAACTGAACGTAATACGGTTCAAGTGCTCCGTCCTTATATGACCATCCGGTTTTGTCTGACTCTTCCTTGACGATTATCATCTGTTGCGGGATATAGTTGGACATGGGAACTTCTTCCACATGGCTGATTTCCAAGTTTTCATCAAGGTGGGAAATGTCGGCAAGTGAGACTCCCTGCATCTGGTGTAAAAAACATATCCGGATTAATTGGTGATACCACGGACGATCCAGCAGCTTCTTCGCTTCCTCGTCCTCATTATCATTGTCATCTACAAGGTTGAACTCCGCCTGTTGTACAGGTAATACACGATTGTCAATCGTCGTTTGTAAATGCTCGTCATTATACAACGATTGGTAGAACCGATATAATAAGCCACGTCGGGGATCATCCGGATCGGTTGCCGAAGTTACCGCCATGATCCAGTCATCAATGGTCTTTTCCCGGTAGACGATAGCCTGTCGTTTATAAGCAGCACCTGACGAAGATTGTGTCCCACTGCTATCCATCCGAAAATAATACTCATTAAGTACATTTTTCAGACTCATTCGACGAATGGCTTTCTGCTGAAACCAGCTGAATATTTCTCTTAACTTCTTATACATAACATACCTTTTAAAAGCGGTTTAAAAACTATTTAAAGAAACCATCCATTGTTCCGTGTGTGACCAAACAGAATGGGAGATTCTACATTACCTTCCTCGTCCGTTATCAAAGGAATTTCAGGAGGAAGCGACATGATCCCGTCACGTAACTTGGCAAGCATAAGGTCAGCCCAGTCGCTCATGTCTGATAGCGGGTTATTTCCCGTTTTGCGGGCTGCATTCCGGCTTACTGCACGGAAGGCGGTAATACAGGATATTATCCGTATTAATAACCCTGTCCGTATCGGAGTAACACCGAATATCTTTTTCACGTCATAACGACCGCTTATGTAAGCAGATACTTCACTGATGACAAGGTCTTCAATTCCATCCAAGACTTCTTCATCTTTTTCGATACTTTCAACCAGCAACCGATTTTGTATGACGGTTGTCAGGTCATCCATGTTGATATACTTCATAGTTACCAAGTGTATTTACGTTTATATCGTCCCGCTTTCCACGGTCGTGTCGCGGGTTCGTCTTCCGATTGTGGAGTGTCAGTGTATATCTCCAGCTTTTTCACAGCCTGTTCGTCAGCGTCAGGGCTATCGTCATGTTCTGTCATGCCGGGTTCGACAGCATATAATTGCTTTAAACCGACAGCAATGTCCGGGTTTGCTTTCAGTTCCTCGTTGACATGCATCCGGGAATTTTGATAATATGGATGCATGCTTATCATACGAAGTACCTTATTTGTTGTTTTGGGAGTCTGTACCGGGACTAAGTTCAGTTCTACACCTGTCTCCGTTTCGGCTTCCCCTATGATACGTTTCACTTCATCGTTCCAAAATTGGGATTCATACTGCCAAAAGCAAATAATGTCCTTTGCCTTGAATTCAGCCTGCTTCATGCACATCCACTGTACGCAGAGTTTCATCTTTGACTGCTTTACGAATCCGTCTATCAGCCAAAAATCGTTCTTGTGCCGTCCCCAAATCTTACAGGCATTAAAGTCACTCGTATCTGTTCCGGCATACGCAATGTCCCAATGTGCTACAATCGCATTCATTGTGTGCAGGTCAGGGAGCTTTCCCCACTTCACCATTTCGGGCTTGAATATTTTACCCTTGACAAGTGGAACATGATTGTACTCCGCATGTGCCGCAAGAATACCCATATCCTTTTCCTGTTGCCGATAGAACTGTGCGGAATACATTGACTTCCACGCAGGTTCATACGTTACCGGGTCGTAGGCTTTCACCAAATGCCAGTCCCAATCGGGATGCCGTTGTTTAAGAATAGTTTGTACCATACGGGACGCAAAGCGGTTGTTTGCACCTATCAGACGCCTGCGTTTTCCCGTCATGGTTGCCAGTACGTCCGCTTCTATCCAGTCCGCATAATCATCCTGCATCCGGTTATTTTTGATTGTCTGTGGTGTCTCCAAGTCGTCAACCACCCACAAGTCAGGACGATGTGCACCCTTACGGAGTCCACGAACCTTTTGCTTCGCACCGAACGCCTTACAAATAAACCCGTTCATCGTCACGAAGTTTCCCTTCTCCCAATATCCGGGATTATACTGTTCGCCAAAGTCATGCTTCAGTAACTCGTTTGCTTCGAACTCCGCGCGTATATCTTCCAACAAGTCACACGCGCGATCAAACGTATCGGAAACGATACACATATAATGTGTCTCACCATTGATCCATAGCCATAAAGGAATAATCACGTCGTTCCATACCGATTTTGCAAGTCCGCGTCCCCATTCCGCATAGCCTTTGTAAATAGGATCGTTCATTACCTTGTTGGCATGCGCGATCTGAAAGTCCGCACAGTCTGCGGTCGCATAATGGGGAAGATAAGTCTCGACAAGGTATTTGACATCACTTTTTGCACGCTGTATGCGGTTCATCCGAACTGTCAGTGATTCGTCCGGATCAATCAAGTTGCCTGTGCACCGCGCACGCTTTAGCTTCTCCTGATACTCTTTGAGGGCTTTGCTATCTTCGACTTTCATTATCCCAACATTTTTGCGGCTTCATAAAGGTGGTTCTCCTGAAAGTCCAGTGTTTTGAAGTAAAGTTCGGCATTGTATGCCTTCATCGCATCGAATATCCTGCCCATTACATCAATGTATATAGCCAGCGTTATCCGGTTCTTTTTATCCACCTCTTTGAGCTGGTTTCCCCATTGCGCTACACTGTTGTCCAGTCCTGCCGCCTGTTTCCGTAACTCCAGCACCTTATCACTATCACCTTCTGCAATAGCTTCGTCAATCATGCGCAATAGCTCCAGTTTTTGATCCGCAAGAATGTTGATGATTTGTTTCAGGTTGTCCCCTTGCTTCTTCGATGAAATGACGGACGCTTGTCGTTCTTTTTTCCAAAGTGCGTCATTCTCATTGATCCAATTTGACACAGACCTTTCCGACACGTTGATACGTTCGGAAATCTCCTTGCACATCATTCCATCCCTTACATAAAGGTCGTGCGCTTCCTTCTTTAATTTACGGTAGTACTCTTTGCTTGGCATATCGCTTCCTTTCTTTTACGCAAGCAAAGGTCAGATTTCAACACCACCTGTGGAAAATGGCTTTTCATGTTGGAACGTATTCTTTCCAAGTTGGAAAAAATACGTCCTTGTTAACACTGTTTTTTTTCCAAGATGAAAACGCTTTTTCCGTACCCGCCTTTCCTTTCTCAATTTTGCAGCATGAAATTTTAAATATCGCGAAAATGAATCTGACTGCAACAGCGGAAAACGGACGTGCCCGGATTGAACTCAAAGGCACGATATCAAAATGGAGGGAGACGGAAGCGGAATTCACTTCTAAGGTTGAGCAACTGATAAAATCAGGAATCAAAGACGTGCACATCTATATCAATTCTCCCGGTGGTGAATGCTTCGAAGCTAATGAGATCGTGAACGTGATCAAGAGGTTTCCCGGAAAAATTACAGGTGAAGGTGGTGCACTGGTAGCTAGTGCGGCAACATACGTCGCTATTAACTGTACATCATTTTCCATGCCCGCTAACGGACTTTTTATGATTCACCAAGTCAGCGGGGGCGCATGCGGAAAAGTCGCTGATATTGAGTCTACGTTGGAGGTCATGCGCAAGCTGAATGACCACTACCTGAACGCTTTCCTTTCCAAGTGTACCGACAAGAAAAAAATCAAAGATGCATGGGATAAAGGCGACTACTGGATGAGCGCACAGGAAGCAAAGGAAAACGGCTTTGTGACGGAAGTAACAAGCAAGGCAAAGGTGGATAAGGCTACGGCACAAATGATTACCAATTGCGGCTATACAGGTGAAATTGAGATTACTGACTCTATTAATAACGAAAAATCAAAAAATGACATGGATTTAACAATGTTGACTTCCCGCTTCGGAATGGACGCAAGCTCCACGGAAGCACAATTTATCGCGCAGGTAGACGTGTGGAAACGCAAGGCAGACCGCGTTGATATGCTCGAAAGACAAGAAGAGGAACGCAAGGAACAGGAGATCGAAAACGTCCTGAACAAAGCTATCAAGGAAAAAAGAATCACTGCTGACGTGCGCGACGATTGGAAAGCGAACCTGACCAGCAACTTTGATACCGCAAAGAAGTTGCTTGATGCCATCAAGCCCGTGGAAATGCCGGAAGTTCATGCTCCTAATCTGACAGATACCACAAACAAAAAGTTCGAAGACCTTCAAAACGATCCGGAGGCTTTGAAAAATATCATGGAGAAAAATCCGGCTGAATACGAACGTCTTTTGAATGATTACGTAAAGCGTAACGGAAAATAAAATACTAACCATTTAAAAAAAAGAATATGGCACAACCAGTAGACGGTTTTTATTTGAACAAGTACGTCGATCCACAATTGTTGATCGAACGTCGCAATTACAGAGCGGACTTCATGCAGGTCTTAGGCTCTGTCCCTGCCGGGGCTTTAGCAGCAGACGGTGTACGCAGAAACAAACTGATTAATAACGTAGGTTTCCGCGTCAATAACACGGAGGACTTCACTCCTAAAGCTATGACAGGACAAAATATCATAGTTCCCTGGGAGATTTACGACACAGAACCGACATCATGTACAGATGACGAAATCCGTTATCTTGCATTTGACAAACGGGCGTCTATTCGTGTAAAACACAATGAAGCTTTCCAAGTCGGCATCCGTAACCACGTATTACACAAACTCGCTCCGGAAGATGACACGAACGAAGCAATGCCCGTCATCCGGACATCAGGCGAAAAGGATATTAACGGGCGTTTGAGACTGTCCTACAAAGATTTGGTTGACTTTGCGACATTGGTAAAGACATGGAATCTCCCTGTTACTGACGCTTTGTATATGGTGCTTTCCCCATTACACATGGGCGACCTGTTGCTTGATAAGGATGCGTCAAAGTACTTCTATGACAGAACATTCTATATTGATCCGGTAACAGGAAAACCAAAAGGTTTTATGGGTATTAAGTTCTTTGAGAACAACGACTGTCCTTTCTATAATGCGGACAGCGCGGAAAAAGTAGCTGAAGGAACAAAACCGTCTGCTGCAACGGACTTCCAAGCAAGCACCTTCTTCTATGCTCCGAATACGTATTATCACCTTGAAAGTGTGAAATCACTGTATAAGCCGGAAACGACTGATACGCGAAGTAAAAGTCCTACGTCTGAATACCGTACTCAAACATACGGTATCGTTGACCGGATCGAAGACTTTGGTATCGGTGCGATCCTATCGGCAAAATCTGTATAACGACAATTATCATGGGAAATTTTACAGGAGTATTAATCAACAAAGTAAATGGCGGGCTGGTACGGGATACCGATACCAGCGACCGCGTCATTTTGCTCGTGGTCGGTGGTTCGGAGATCGGCAAACTGGAGTATTATAAGCCGGAAGCCCTGAACGATATCACCGATTTGGAAGCGTTGGGCTGGGATGAAACCATCGACCTTGAAAACAAGGAACTGGTACACTATCATACCAGCGAAGTCTTCCGCCTGTCTCCGGAACGCTCATTGTATCTGATGCTAGTCCCGAAGTCCGAAAAGGTGTCAAGCCTGCTGACGAAAGAAGATTTTGTCAATGCGGTGCGTACCATCAACGGAGTAAATACAATTGGCATCTGCTCACTGACTGCAGACGAAACAATCACCGTAGCCGTACAAGAGACACAGAAGATGGTCAATAAATTCAGGGAAGACCACCTGTATATCGATGCGGTGATATTGGAGGGTGTCGGCAAGTATATCAATTCCATTGCCGACGCTGTCGATCTTCGGAAACTGGATTCTGAAAATGTCTCTGTCGTAATTGCGCAAGATCCGGCACAGGCTGCAAAGGACGAAGCGTACAGGGCACATGCTGCCGTCGGCAGCGCACTCGGAATGTTATCTGTCCGCTATGTACATGAAAACATGGGCAGCGTCGATATTGAAAACCACCCACGGACAGCAAAGGGAACAAAGGACTATCCATTGACTAACAAACTGAACGGGCTTTGGCTGGACGCGGCTTTGAGCAATGGCAAACCCTTCTCGCAGTTGAGCGTATCCGACCAGAAAAATCTGACAGGCAAAGGGTATAACTTTGTCGGTAGCTTTCAAGGGTATGCCGGGTTCTTCTTCAGCAATTCATGTACTTGTACGGAAGCGGGCAGCGACTATGCTTATATAGAATATAACGCTGTTTGGAACAAGGCTGCACGCATCATCCGCAGTACTCTTTTGCCTCGTGTAAGAAGCAAGGTGAAGGCTGATCCGTCAACCGGATATATCAGTAACACCACGATCAGCAGTTGGGACGCGCTTGTCAAATCCGCACTGGAAAGCATGATCAATTCGGAGAATATTGCGGACTTCGATATTTACATCAACCCCAAACAGATGGCTGTCAGTGACAAGCCTTTTAATATCAAGGTGAGACTGGTTGCGGACGGTATTGTACATGAGTTTGAGATTGATTTGGGTTTCACGAATAAAATCTGAAAATATGGGACTGTTAGGAACATTAATCAACAAATTCGGAAAAATAGCCGGATGGAACAGCGTCAAGGTTGTCATGCTCGGACGTCAGGTAGAAGGCATTACAGCCCTTTCCTACAAGGACAGCAAAGAGAAAGAGAACATTTACGGGGCTGGTGAATTTCCCGTCGGTCGTGGTGAAGGAAATTACAAGGCTGAAGCATCGATCACCCTTCTGAAAGAAGAAGTGAACGCCTTGCAGTTGGCACTCGGTCCGGGAAAGCGTCTCATGGATATTGAACCGTTCGATATTCCGGTCATGTATGAGTATAAAGGGCTTGTCATGAAGGACGTCATCCGGAACGTTGAATTCACGGACAATGGCGTAGACGTAAAACAGGGTGATAAAAGCATTGCAACACAATTCACCCTTCTTCCCAGCCACATCGACTGGAACGTAGCAATGTAGTTTAATAACCGTTTAAAAGACTTTTAAAAATGGAAGATAAGAAAATCAAGGCTGGAAAGCCTTACGAGGAACTGACAGCGGAAGAAAAGGCTCTAATCGTTGACTTCAAGGAAGAAGAGCACGCAGAACTGAAAACGAAATACGGGAAACGACTGAAACATGTCACCGTACAGGTGGATGAAGACGAACGTTATGACTACCTGATTGTCCGTCCGAGCAAAAACATCTTGTTGGCAATGGCGAAGAAAAAGGACGATCTTGAAGAAGCGAATGACATCCTGATCCGGAACTGCGTGGCAGCTGGTAATATGAAAGCGTTGGACGATTCTGCCGTCTATACTTCAGTTCTGACCGCCATTGGGCAGTTAATCGCTGGTCAGGCGGCTTTTATCAGCAAAGCATAGAGGAATATTCAAAATCGTTCGGTCTTGTCGAGGGAATAGACGCCATTCTGAAAAAAGTATATGGCGTCGACGTTCCGGGCAAACTGGACGAAGATGAATGGCTCAGGCTCTATGCCGAATACCGCATGTTGCGGAAAACTGAGTTGGAAGAATTTGAAATAGTGGCGTACAATGCAGTCGCTAAAGTAGTAAACCGATTATTCTCAAAAGACAATGCAAGTGACTCAATGGATATTGGAACTGGTTGACCGGATCACCTCTCCGTTACATGCCGCGACCGATGCAGCTGAAGAAGCTACACGGGTCATCGACGACACGGAGGAAGTGGTCGACCGTCTTGGAGAAACATCGGGGAAAGCAGCCGGAAAACTGGAAGGGCTGGGAAAAGGAATGTTCTTTCTCAACCAACTGAAGGAAGGTGTCGACAATATCCGTGATTCCTTTAACGATGCTATCGAGCCGGGTATCCGTTTTGAAACTGCCGTTGCTGAAATGTCCGGTATCACCAACATGGAAGGCAAGGAACTGGACGTTTTAGCTGGTAAAGCACGGACAACTGCAAAAGTGTTCGGTGTCGATGCGGCAAACGCTATGGGCGTTTACAAGGACTTGCTTTCAAAGATAACTCCGGAACTGAAGAAAGCACCGGATGCGCTGGAAATTATGTCGAATAACGTAATGACGCTTAGTAAGACAATGCAGAATGACGTTCCCGGAGCGTCCGCCGCCATGTCTACCGCCATGAACCAGTACAAAGTTTCCCTAGATGATCCGATGAAAGCCGCCCAAACCATGACGGACTATATGAACATCATGGCGGCTGGAACTGTCGAAGGTTCTGCTGAAATTAAAGAGGTAGCTGAAGCACTGAAACAAACGGGTAGTGTCGCAAAAACATTCGGTGTTGAATTCGCTGAAACGAATGCCATAATCCAGTTGCTTGATAAATCGGGGAAAAAAGGTTCTGAAGGTGGTATTGCCCTGCGTAATACGATAGTCAAGTTACAGGCTCCAACTACGGACGCATTGAAACAGTTGAAAGCTGCCGGAGTCAGTATTGAAACGATGCAGGATCAATCACTTTCGTTGACCGACCGCCTGCGTGCCTTGACTCCGGTCATGCACAACGCGACAATCATGTCCGCCTTGTTCGGGGGGGAAAACCTAGCTTCAGCGATGGCTTTGATTGATGGCGTAGACCAAATCGATACATGGACGGAAGCGATACAGGGTTCTACTTCAGCAGTCGATATTGCAGGCAAACAAATGGATACGTATGCCGAAAAGCAGAAACGAATGCAAGCGTTTATTGATGATCTGAAAATCAGCTTCTTTGAATTTGTAGAGCCTATTGCGCCAGTTCTTGAAGTGTTGGGAGTCCTTGTCGGGGCATTGGTGACACTCGGAACTGTCGCGTGGTCTATCGGGCAAATCATGACTCTTGTCTCTATCAAATCCTCGATTGCATGGCTGGCTGGCATGGCAAAAATGGTCGTATCAACAGTGACGTCTTCGGCTCTCATATCCACTGCTATTTACAGTATTCCGATTATTGGATGGATAGCACTTGCAATCACTGCCATTACAGCACTGGTCGCTTTTCTCTGGAATAAGTTTGCAGGAGTACGTGCCTTCTTCTATGCCTTGTGGAACTTTATAAAAGTAATCTTCACGGAATACTATAAGTTCATTTTTAATGTGATGAAAGCCATTGTCGATGTCATAAACCCGGCAAACTGGTTTGATGATGATTTCCATTTCAGCGATGTTTGGGACAGGCTATCACAGCAAGCACTTGAAGGGGGTAAAAAGGTCGGCAGCGCATTTTCAGATGGCTGGAAAGAAGGCATGGCAGACTGGGAAAAGTCACATCCTAAAGACGGAGAGAAAAAAGGAGATACCAGTTTTAACCTGAATTCCCCTTTGTCTCCGGTCAACGGGCAAACCGTACTGGCAACCGGAGGAACAAAGGCTACTGATGGGAAGACCGGTCTTGGTGGAAAAGGCGGAAGCAGCGTTAAAAACATCACCATGAACGTGACTTTCAATAATAATTTCCGTGTCGCGGGTGGTGCGGATGTACGGGAAATTGCAGATAAAGTAAAACGGGAAATTTTAGCGGTGATAACCGATACAGTACCAGCAATAGGATAAAGTTATGACAGGAAATACAGCGTTAAATATTGGTGCTTTGTTCACGGAAGTTTTCGGAATCTCATCCCCGATTTATCTTCCGTGGGGACGCACCCTGCAGGATTACGATCCGGGACAATATACCGGAGTGACAACCATTCCGGATGCCGATGCCGAAGCGTATAGCTGGATGGGGACTCCGGTGATCGGAACGTTCACCCTTGATGGAAACAAGCAATACAGCACCTATAATCCGGACGGGTCACGCGGTACGATGAACATGGCTAGTTTTCCGATGCCCTATGCAACTATCGTTGATTTTTCGCGCTCCATGAACTGCTCGAAGACTAAAGTTTTGGGCGTTCACGGGACTGTGAAAGAAATCTACGGGCTTGATGACTGGAAAATCAACATCCGGGGATTTTGCATAGCCGATAAAAGCCGGGACGGTTACAAGACGGTAGCCGAACAGGTGAACGCTCTTAATAAGTTCCGCAAAGTGACGGAAGCGATCGGAGTGACGGGAAGTATCTTCAATAACAAGGATATTTATTCCATTGTCATTGATAACCTTTCGTTCAACCCGATTCAGGGAAACAGCAGCGTAGTCCCCTTCACGATAGAGGCGACAAGTGACAACCCTTACGAATTGACATTATGAGCTATATGATGTGCAGCCGGATCATATTTCCGGCAAACGAAAAACGCGAGGAACTGGTCATTCATGCGATATCGTCGGTTCACATCGAAAGTTCATGGAAGATGTTGACGGATTCGGCTGAAATAATACTTCCCAGGCGTATCAAATACTTTGCAGGAAAAGACCTGAAGGAAATGCTGTCTGCCGGGGATCAGGTGAAAATTGAACTCGGATATGACGGTGACCTGTACACGGAATTTGAGGGGTATATTTCATTAATCGGCTGGGGTGTCCCGGTGACGATCCGGTGCGAGGATGAAATGTACAAACTAAAAAGAAAGACGGTATCCTATTCCGCAAAGAATGTCACGCTGAAGAAGCTGCTGGCAGATGTTGCCAAAGGTTATGAAGTGAAAACGAACTATGACGCGGAACTTGGAGCAGTACGGTATTCATCCAAAACGGTTGCGGAAATTTTTGACGACATACGGAAAAAGACTAACCTTCACTGCTATTTCATCGGTAAAGTCCTGTATTGCGGAAATGTCTATTCCGAAAAGGTCGACACCGAAAAGGTGAAGATCGTACTGGAAAAAAACGCTGTCAGTCAGGACTTGAACGAAACGAACGGTGAGTTTCAGGTCAAGGTCGTCAGCATCGGTGCTGGCGGCAAGAAACTTGAAGCAAAAGCCGGGGTAGAAGGAAGTGAGGTTTATAACCTTACCTACAATGAGAAGGGAAAGTCTATCAAGGTAGAAGACTTGAAGAAGTTTGCAAAGGACTTTTATGAAAGCCTTAAAAAACAGAAGTATCGCGGAGGTGTCGAACTGTTCGGAGTACCTGTCGTCCGTCACGGAATGACAATCGACCTTAAAAGTGAGGTGACACCTGAAATGAACGGATGCTATTATGTTGAGAAAGTGACAAAGGACTTCAGTGACGATGCGACGTACAGGCAAAAAATAGAATTGGGAGGGCGTGCGGAATGACAACGGACGAACAACTACGTGACGCATTTGAAAGACGGATAAACGGTGCAAAACAGGCGCAATTGCGCTGGGTAACAGTCGACACGGTTGATAAGGCTGGCAGGACAATGGACGTGACGGGAGTCGTTGACCAACTTGAATACTATAACGTCCAGTTGGGAATGGGGGCACTATGTATCTACCCGAAACCGGGAACGATTTGTCTGGTCGGGATCATTGAGGGACAGGAGACTGACACCTTCCTGATCTCCGCTGACGAAGTGGACGAAATAGTGCTGAATGGCGGGACATTGGGCGGACTGGTAAAAGTCGGTGAACTGACGGAACGGCTGAACCTGATAGAAAAGGACATCAATTCGCTGAAACAGAAATTGTCCGGCTGGACGCCTGTTCCGAACGACGGGGGATCGGCTTTGAAAACAGCATTGTCCGCCTATTTTACGGAGTCCCTGCAGGAAACACAAGTCAAGGATATTGAAAACGAAAGGGTGAAACAATGAAAGGACTATTACTTGATAAAGACGGTGATATCAGGATTGCTCCGCATACAGCGACAGACGGGAAACTGACTGGATTTGCAGTCGGTGACACCCTGATTCAAAACGCGGCAATAGTGCTGGAACTGAATCAGGGAGAATTGAAGGAAGACCCGGTTCTTGGAGCAAACCTGATCCGGTACATACGTTCAAAGGCTAATAAAATAGTCATTGAGAAACAAATGAAAGTCCACCTGAAACGCGCGGGCATTGACTATTCGGAGCTGGTGGACAAAATAAATATTGAAATTACTAACGATTAAATTAACGAAAATGAAAGCAAGTAACGATTTGATTAAAAAGTTCGGAGTGGATAAAATCATTCACGGACTGATTGGGATGCTCATTTTAGCCGTGTGCGTGGTAGCATCAGTTTTCCTGTTTGGGGTGAGCTTCCTTAGCGTATTGGGCGGCATGGTTTTGGGAACTGTCTCCGCATGGCTGGCTGGTAAATGGAAAGAATCGAAAGACGATGATCCGGACACGGCAGACATTCGGGCAACGGTACGCGGAGCATTGTTGGCAGATGCGGTCATATTACTGGTGTGGATAGTCTTCCGCCTGATTTTATAAGTATGTATCATGAAAAGACTACACGTACAGTTATGGATCGCAGTTTTCCTGTCCGTATCCGGAATGATCCTGCTGTTTTGCGGATTTTGGGTAGTACCTACGGGACAGATTGACAACTCTGTTTTAGTCGCCTATGGCGAAGTTTCGACTTTTGCAGGCGCACTCTTCGGAGTTGATTACAGGTATAAATGCAAGTATAAGAAATACATTCAAGGAGAAGACGAAACAGAAAATAAGGAGGAAAAGAAAGATGAATAAACCTACATACATTATCATTCATTGTTCTGCAACACGGGAGGACAAAGATTTCACAGAGAAGCAAATTAATGATTCACACGTAGCCCGTGGCTTTGGAAAATGGGGATACCACTATTATATCCGGAAAGACGGTCGCGTGATTCCCATGCGTGCGGAAAACGAAATCGGGGCACATGATAACTTTATTGTTCCCGGTGAAAAAAACAGTTACAACCGTTGCTCGATTGGCATTTGCTATGAAGGCGGACTGGACAAGAACGGCAGGGCAAAGGATACCCGGACGGACGCACAGAAGAAAGCGATGCGCGAGCTCGTTCAGGACATCTGTCACCGCCACGACATTATTGATATCCTCGGACATCGCGATACCAGTCCGGACAAGAACGGGAACGGCATCGTCGAGAAATGCGAGTGGATGAAAGAATGTCCCTGCTTCGATGTAAAGAGTGAATTTACCTCATTTTTACCACCTGTAATCGTTCGACCATGAAAAAGATACTCATTTTTCTATTCGCAATCGTGGTGCTGTCTGTCTGTTCTTGTCGTTCGTCGAAGATTGACACGACCGTCCATCAGACTAGCACAGAGCAAAAGCAGACGGAAAAGGAAGAAACGTCCACCGACAAAACGCAAGTTGACGTAAACAAGAACGTCGAGCGAATTATGGAAATGATGCAGCAGATGAATTTCAACTGGCAAAAGACAAACCTTTCGCCACCGGATTCGACTGGGAAACAGTACCCGACTTCGACGGAGACAGCGACAGGAACGTCCACCAAACAGGAGAAAGAAACATATAACGAACAGTTACAGGTGCAAATTCAAGAAATTCAGGAAACCCTGCTGACATTGAAGGAACAACTAGAGAAACAGGAGAAGAATGATACAAAGATCGTTGAAAAGGTCAGGTACATTCCTCCGTGGGCAAAAGCCGTAATAGCAGTCTTTTTTGTAGCATTTATAATTTTTGTTTATAAAAATGTAAGATGAAAACAGTAGTACAAGCCGGGCAAACCCTGCTGGATATAGCCGTGCAGGAATATGGTACAATCGAAGCGGTATTTATGCTTGCAAAGGCAAACGATATGAGCATAACGGATACCCTGCAAGCCGGACAGGAAATTGAAATACCGGAAAAGGTATATAACAGCGAACTGGCTGATTACTGCCAGCGGAACTCTGTTTGCCCGGCTACTTCTGAAACTGCATCAAATGCAATACGATTGAGAATTTTCACTGAACAATTTACCGAACAATTTAAGTAATGGCTAGAACAATCGCAGAAATAAAGAAAGAAATGACGGACGCCTATATGTCTAACAGCATTATCCGGGACATATATGGTATCACAGGTGATGCCGACTTTGATTCGGTGTTTTCTCCCGTGTCAATAGAAAGCACCCTGTTCTACATTTTTGCGGCAACAGCGCACGTCATAGAGCAAATGTTTGACCAGTTCAAAACGGACGTAGAAGAACGGATTGACGCTAATATCATACCGACGGTGCGCTGGTATCATAGCAGTGCGCTGGCTTTCCAGTATGGTGATCCGCTGGTTTATGATCCGGAAAAATACCAGTTCCAGTATTCCGCTATCGACGAAGCCAAACAGCTTGTCAAGTATGTGGCGGTCAAAGATCGCGGGGGAAGTATTCAGATACTCGTGTCCGGAGACGAAGGCGGGCTTCCATGTCCTTTGACCGGGGACGTTCTAACGGCATTTAAAAGCTATATGAATTCGATTAAGATTGCCGGGGTGATTCTCTCTATTCAATCAATGAAAGCGGATGACATCCGTATCAACGCCACCATAGAAGTCGACCCGATGGTTATCAATGCTTCCGGTGTCCGCCTGACGGATGGCAGTAAGCCAGTACTTGCCGCCATAAACGATTATCTGAAAGGCATTGAGTATGGCGGTAAATTCAATAAGACAAAGCTTGTTGACGCGATACAGAGGGTTGAAGGCGTACTAGATGTCGAACTTGGAGAATGTGCCGCGAAAGCGTCATCAGCTACGGAATACAATGTAATTAAAAATAATAACTATACGGCTGTAGCCGGGTGTTTCATCCTGAACAGCCTTGAAACTTCTCTGACTTATGTGGTATGATTTTGACATTATCAAATACGCGCAGTATGTGCTTCGTCCGTCATTGAGGAAAAGGAAGATATTTGCAATTATATCAATCTTTCTTCTCCCTTTAATCTTCATTTACACCCTGTTTAAAAGTTACCGTAAACAGGCTATTGATAAGCTAAATATAAACGGTCAGGTGATATATATCGAGAAAGTTCTGAACGACAGGTTTTTCCTGAAAGACCGGGAAATATACATCACTGATATTGCGGGAAAGGAGTCGTACTTATATCATCGCAGGGAAGAGCAAATACCGTCCTATCTGCATAAACGGAGCGAAGGGGCGGAAATTAAATACATCCAGCAGCGCGGTGAAGGAAACTATTCAGGAAATTACATGGTGAACATACCATCGTTCCTGTCAGCGTATGAGGGTGAAATTAAAAATTTGATTGACTATTATAAACCAGCCGGACGAACCTACGTCCTTAAAATATACGAATATGAATAAACTGTTATTTAGAGAAGGCGGACAGCCGTTTTATTTGGACGATTTGGACTTTATGCAAAGCGCATTTGCAGATACTGTGAAAGGAATAGTCAGTACATACGGTAATGTCATTCTTTCCGGATGCAATGTGCCACCCCCTATCTCTATTGCCGGACGTCCGACGACTTATAACTGGGAAGAAGGTTATATAGCCATTAACGGAGAAGTTTACAGAGTAGAGGAAGGCAGCTTTGAAGGTGGCATGAACGCTAGCCTATACTGGAAAGTAGTCAGTACGGAGGGGCAAAAAGAGATATATGAAAACACATCCGAAAACAATGTGTATCAATACCGGAAAGTGGAGCTCACTGATACGGTTACCTCGTCGGATATTTACGTGTTTGCCTCTTCGGTAAAAAACATGAACGATTACCTGATGATTTATGAAGAAAAAGAGATTCGTACCAAAGTAAGTGGCGGTATCTCTGAAGATAGTCTTTCAGTCTCTTTTAAAGTATTCAAAAGCAATCAGGGCTTTGATATCGTTAAAATTAATTTTAGGGCTTTGAAGGCTTTTTCGGGTGCTGCTTCACCGTGGGTATATTATGACTATTATGAAGCAGACCGCAAACCTCAAATTGTTGTAAGGAATGACAATTTTGCCGCAATTCATACTTTCCAACTTGTAAATGGGGCAGCATATATATATGACATATCCAAACAGGAAGCTATAAGAGACTTTCCCGAAGGGTTTTCCTATCAGGTTCAATTTTTAGTAAAGAAATAATATAATGGCAACAATATACGAATTAAAAAGACGGGCGCAGGAACTTTCCGCAAAGAAAGACTCCCTATCCATATCACCTGACGAAGTGGGCGGTTTGATTGATGAGACGCTAGATGTCATCAATGAAGCGGAAAAGAATCAGGTGGGACTGGGTATTCGTAATACATATACGACCGTCGCGAAGATGAACGCGGACAGTACTTCCCCGGCTGGCTCTGACGGAAAGCCGTTGAAATTTGGTCAGATTGTGACAGTATATGATGACAGCACCCCTGATGCAGCCGACAACGGCAACATCTATGCCTTTCAGAATCCCGGCTGGAAACTTGTCAGCACGACAGGTAACCTTTCCGTATATGCAAAAAAAGAAGATGTAGAAACGGCAAAGAATACGGCTGATGCTGCACAAAAGAAAGCCGACGAAGCTGCGGAATCCGCAAAAAAAGCAAATGAAAACATCGGAAAACTATCCGATAATGTCGGTACGGAAGAAACATCAGAAAGCGAAGACGGGACGGTATGGGGTAAACTTAAAAGCCTTTCCGACGATGCCGACAGTACATCGAAGGACGTGTCTTCTTTAATGGTAGATTTCGTTCATCATTCAACGGAACGCTTTGACGAAATAGCGACTGACGCTTCCATTGTGCTGGAGCAGTCCAGCGCAACCGCAGAAGGCGGTAAGGTTGTATTTGTTGCTAGCAAAGGTAAATTTGCCTACTTCGTTGACAACAAGTATTATCCAAGTTGGAGGGGTGTTGACAACTACATGAACGCTGACCGGACATCCCCGCACGAGAATAAAATATACCTGTTTGGCAACAAGACATACATTTACTTTGCCGGGGCTTTGCTTTCTGCCGACTCCGACGCGATGCAGTTAGCCGCGTCTGCGGACTTGGCGGCAAAAGCGGCAAAGAAATCGGCTGAAGACGCACAGACTACCGCGTCTTCCGCATTGTCGCTGGCTAACAAAGCCTTGTCCGTTATTAACGTCAACGGAGTTTGTGGCGGCTCTGTTTATTCCTTGCCTGCAGCTATTGCCGCGATTACGGAAAGGGAAAATATGGACAACATCATCTACCGTAAGCCGGGTATTGTTTTGACCTATAAAATCGCTGAAGGTGAATGGGAGTCCAAGCAATTTGCCGGATCATCCCTTGAAGGCTTTGCCACAGAAGCAAACTGGACGGATTTCGGTGGTGCTGGCGGTGACATGACGGGCAAAGGCGCAGTGCTGCTGGTTGATGAAATTGCACCACTGTCAAACGGATATTATATTCTTCAAACTGCTATCAATGCCCTGACAGCCTACGAGACAGCGAATGAGACAGAATGCATCAAGCCCGGTGTAGTTATTATCTACCGCACCGGAAAAGAAACGTTCGAGTCCAAACAGCTGTGCGCGTCCCGTGCCGATTATAATGACTTGGCGGCATGGATTGACTTTGGTTCTGCAGCCGGGGGAACTGTCGAAACAGACTCCGAAATCATCAAGGACAGCGTGAATCCGGTAGCGGGTGGTGCGATCTATGATGCCATGCCCGTCGACGTGGATGGCGAACAGGCAGAAGACGGAACGGTGCGTGTGTACATGAAGAATGCGGAAGGGCTTCCGCTGGGAGACGGTTTCACATTTGCAGTCGGAACTGGTGGCGGTGGAGACGTTGCCGGAACTATCGTGTACATCTATCCACAAAAAACGTCCCTGTATGCCGCACTCGGAACTGACGACCTGACAATCAAGCTTGCAATCCTGTCACGTACCGGATCGGGCGAAATGGTTTCATACAACAATATCGAAACCCTGCAACTGAAAGACAAGTCAACGGGTGAAACGCTTGAAACGTTCAACGTGAACCGGGAAAGCTCCGCATCTGATACAGACTACTCTTTCACCATCCCGGTAAAAAGCTATTTCAGCGAAGCGATGAACCGCAAGTTCGTGATTGTTGCCACCGATGACGGGGGAAACACCGCACAGAAGACAATCAGCGTCACGGCTGTAAACCTGAAACTATCGCGCGTATGGGCTTTGTATAAAACATTGCAGCAAGGCTCCGGACTTGTCACCATGACGGACGTGTTCAAACTGTCATCCGCTAACAAATCCACGGTCACGGCACATATCAAAGTGGGTGAAGAATGGAAACTGATATCACAGACCAGTGTGGCTTCTACACGCTCACAGGACTTGCAAATCAACGTTTCGTCTTTGGGATTGACACACGGTGCATATACTATCAAAGTCGTCGCACAGGACGTGGAATCGGGTGTGTGGTCGAACTACCAGTTCTTTGACGTGATGATCGTCAACCCGTCCAGCCTTATGCCCGTTGTCTCGTTGGCACATTCAGAAGAGACGGAAACGGCATGGTCAGTCAGGAAGTATGCAAACCTCAATATCGAGGTGGCGTGCTATGATCCCAGCCATGTCGCCACCGATGCCCACGTCGAAATACACAGGGTCGCAAAGGTTACCAATACATCTACCGGGGACAATAATGAAACCGACACAGTGCTGACTACCGTATCAGTAGGACGTAACAGTACATTCAATCTGTCCACCCGTGTCGATGGCTTCACGATTGCAGACAACATCCGGAATACGTTGGGTATTTACGGGAAATGCGGTGCTGGGGAAAGCAATACGATTGAGTACTCCGTTAACAGTTCCGTCATTGACATTAACGGTGATTCCAGCTATATAATTTATTTCAATCCGGCAGACAAGGACAATTCGGATCAGGACAAGTCATGGCTGTACGGACTTTATGAAATGAGGCAGAACGGGTTCAACTATTCCACGAATGCCTTTGTCACTGATAAGACCGAAGGAAAAGCGTTCAAGGTTTCGGATGATGCCGACGCACTGTGTACTTATCGTCCCTATAACCGTACCAACATCGAGCAGACCGGATCGACTACCATCATCAAGATAAAGACGCAGAACGCTGCCGATCCTGACGCGAACGTCGTGTCATGTTGGGACGAAGCAAACCAAATCGGGTGGCGTATCACTTCAAAATGTGTGTACTTCAAAGCACTCGGAACTGAACTGATCGAACGGTATTTCAAGCCGGGCGACATCTACGAGTTTGCCTTCGTCATTGAAAAGGCAAATGCGGAAGAGGACGGCAAAGGTTATATTAAACTGTATTGTGACGGTGACCTGATTGGCGCATCCAAATATACGGCGGGACAAAGCGCGATCAAACAGTCCGAACAGATCAGCTTCTCCGGAACAGCCGGGGAACTGTACATGTACCGCTTGCTCTCTTGGGAAAAGGAAATGGCGGACGAACAGATTAACGATGAATTTGTAATCGGTAAATCTGACACGGACGAAATGATCGCTTTGAACAAAAAGAACGATATCCTAACCGATAATAAAATCGACCTGAACAAAGCACTTGAAATGTGCGACTGTCTGGTGGAAATGCCACACGGGGACTATAAACTTGAAACGCTTGATAACGTAACGGACACGTCCACCAAGATATATACAGACCTGTACCTTTTCTGCAAGGACAAAGGCATGAGCCTTATTTTCGAGAACGTGGAAACGACCAATCAGGGTACGACATCCGCCTTCTATCCGACCTATAAGAATAGGAAATACAAGCTGAAAAAGGCAATCATCCGTGCAATGTATCCGGAACTAGCTCCGCAACCTTTGCTCGATGCGATTGCAAACAAGAAAATCATCCTGCGTGGCAAGACTATCCCATTCGACAAGGTCTGCCTGAAGGTGAATTATGCATCACCCGACAAGGTGAACACACCGATTTCCCGTATCAATAACGATATGCAGAAAGCTTTGGGCGAGGATTACATGACACCAGCGCAAAACGCGTACTATGCGGACGAAAACAACACGCTGGACTTGCGTACAAGTATTGATGGTAACAGCGTGCTTGTCTTCAAGTCGGATACCGGAAATATCAATGACGCGTACTTTTGGTGTCGCGGTGACTGGAACATTGACAAGGGAAATCCACCGACTTTCGGTTTCAAAGATGTTCCCGGTTACAATGCCGACTGTTTGAGTTATGGCGACTTCACCGACCTTCCGGACGTGACGGAATCCTATTTCATGTCCCATACTGGCGACTACGATCAGGATACAATATACATGCTTTCCAAATCGACGGACGCTTCGTACAAGTTTATGGAATACGTCGACGGAGCATGGAAGAACACCACCGGGACAATCTCTTTCAACGGCAAGAAAACGGTCGTTACCGGGCGTGTCCTGAATCCGGTTGAATGTGTTGAAATGCTTGATTATGAAGGCATGTGCATCTTCGATGACATAGACAACTTCATGACCATGCAGTCGACGCACAGCAAGTGGGTGAAAGGCTTGTACGGTGCGGAACTGTCAACGGAAAGCCTTGTTCCGAAATGGACGATGTTCTTTGAATTCCGTACACCGGACGATGATGACATGAGCCTTGCTTATGCGCTCGGAAAGAAGACACCATACCGCTGGAAACAGTTCTGCGAATGGGTGTATTCCTGTAACCCGAAGAACCGTATGGCAGGCGGCAAAATCAGTATCAACGGGGTACAGGTTAGCGACACGCTTGAAAACCGATACCGGAAGCTGGTTGAAGAAATGGACAAGTATTGCAGCGTGGCTTCTTTCCGCGCATACCTAGTCCGTATCCTGTATCATTCAGGCGTCGACCAGTTATCGAAAAACAGCATGTGGGCTTTGTACCTTTGCCCGGATGGTGTCTATCGTTGGTATATGAACCATGATTATGACTCGGACAGTACGAACGGCAAGAATAACTCCGGTATCTTCAAACTTCCGTATAACGTGATGCTTGATAGCGTCATGGAGGGGGAAAACGTGTTTGCCGGACGTATGAGCGTCGTATGGCAAGGCATGTGGCGTTATGATCAGGTCGGACTTGCAGCGACCGCAGAGAAGATCCGTACATCGCGCCTTCCGGGTGGCGAGTCTGCTTTCTCCTACGAAGCCGTACTGCGTGAGTCGGAAGAAAAAGACCACCTGATGATACCCGCAATCGTTGCCTGCCGTGATTCCGTGGCGAAGTACATCACCAATCCGGGCGGTCAGGCATTCAACGTGATCTCCGGTATGGGTATCCCTTACCGCCATTACTATGTATCTGCCCGTTATGACTTCCTTGATGCTTATTTCGGTGTCAGTACAATCCTGAAAGCGGATAATATGTGCATGTTCCGTGCTATCGGTGAGAACATCAATATCGAAGTCACAGCGAGCGAGCAATGGAAACTATGGGCGGGATTCAACACACCAGCCGCACAACAGGGAGCGTGGGCGGAAGAAGACGGTTCAAAGGTGACATTCCACTTTGACGGTTCAAATTCATCCAGTGCGATCTATATCATCGGTGCATCAAAAATCAAGTCTTTGGGTGATTTGAGTACTGTCAATATTGACGGTACACAGGCAAAGGACTTCACTACGCTGATCCGCGTCGAGGAACTGGTGTTCGGCAGTAAGCGCGAAGGATATGCTAACAATAGCGTCACAGACCTTCCGCTTGGTGAAAAGCCGTATATGAGACTCCTGAACGTAGAGAACTTCAAAAAGCTGGTATCTCTTGACCTGACCGGAGCAACGCGCCTTTTGCGTCTGCTGGCATACGGCAGTTCCCTTCAAATCGTCAACTTTGTGGGTGGCTGTCCGGTTCAATATGCGGAATTGCCGACCACCATGACACAGTTCAAGTTGATGAACCTCGATAAGTTGAGCTATAAGGGGCTGAATGCGGACACAGGCATCGTTGTTGAATCCATGCCGAACATCACCACACTGCGCGTGGAAAACTGCCCGCTTATCGACGTTGTAAAGATGATCCGCGATATAATCGATTCGCAGGAAGGTAATGTCGTATTCCGCCATATCCGTATCACGAACCGTGATTTCATCGGGAACGGTTCGGAAGTGCTGGAAATCCTGCAACTTGGTATCGGGGGACTGGACGAAAACGGAAATCAGGTAGAGAAGCCCGTACTTACCGGAAACTATCTGCTGGATGAAGTGATAGAAAGTTCGGATATCGAAATGATCCGAAATGGCTTTGAAGGTCTGACCGTTAAAACAGTCATCGACGCATATATCAAAATCATTGACTGGTTCAATAACGAGTCCTACGGTGGCGAACCTTATTATGAGGAGGTGACCCTTGACAATGTGGCTGAAATCATAGACTACTATAATGGCGAAACCTATGAAGAATACCTTCAACGGTTTGTGGAAGAAAATATGGATATTAACGACATAGTAAATAGCAAATAAGATGAGTACAAAAGAACAGAGCGCAACCCTGCTGCGTCTCAATAAACAGGAACAGGTAAAAGCATTGCAGGCTGTAGGCTTTGCCGACATTACGGAAAGCTCGCGTGCCAGCGAGTTTCCTAACCGGATTAAGTGGGCTACCGGATTGCTGGACATGCGTGTCGCATGTAACCGGATTTCCGATAACTCAAAATGGTATTTCACCCGTGAAGAATGGAGCTCGTTGACTCCTGCCAATAAATTGAAATTCATCCGTCGTGGTCTGTGTATCCGGGCGCATTCACAGTCTTTTGTCATCGCGGCACAGGAATGCTATGCGGAAGGACTGTCTACCAGTTTCTATTGGGGTGGTCTTGGTAAAACAATCGATGGACTTTCACAAAAGTTGCTGGGTAAGATGTACACCTGCTTCACCGGGAAAGAAGATACGCAACTGATTCTTGATGCCTTGAAAGGGACAGTCTCAAACGGTGTGGAAGGTGCTCCGGCTGCAGAAGCTGCCGTTGCATATAAAGCCTTCACCCTTGACGGTGACGGCTTGGAAGATACTACGGAATGGTTCTTGCCTTCTTCCGGACACATGATGATTTTGTACCGTTACCGCGACCAGATTAACGAGATGTTGCGCGCATTTTGGAGCAGCGACAGTATGCTGCTGACTGACAAATATTATTGGACGAGTACCAATTATGATACGACTAACGCATGGACGTGTAATGTAAACACTGGACACATGGTTGTACAGAATAAAAATACAAACCTGTTTCATGTAAGGGCAATAGCAGAAGACTAACTATTAAAACAGTATATTTATGACAGACAAGAATAATGAAAGCGCATTGCTTTTGCGCGTGAACAAACAGGAACAGGTGGCGGTTCTGCAGGAGATAGGGTTTACCAGTGTAAATGAAAATACGCCTGCCAGTGACATTGCAAAATATATCAGGTGGGCGGGCGGACTGCTTGATCTTTCCTTTGCCACAATCCGCATTGAAGACGGTGCTAACGTGTTCTTTACGGCTGAAGAGTGGAACTCTCTTAGCGCAAATAACCGTTCCAAATATCTTCGTATAGGTGTCCGTATTCGCGCGGATCGTCGTCAGTTCGTTATTGCCAAAAGTGACTGTGTTGACGATATCGGTGGCAGAAACTTTAAGTGGGGGGCATACGGAACAGATATCCGTGGAGTTAAGAACTACGGAAGCGGTAATCAGGGGCTTTATGAAACGGCAGACGGAAAACAAAATACCGACGCTATCATAGAAGCCACCGCAGGGATCAAAGATAATGGCGGTGTCGTCGGTGCGCCAGCCGCAGAAGCAGCGAAGAACTACAAGGCTTGTACACTTGAACAGGACGGACTTGAAGACAAAACTGAATGGTATCTTCCCAGCGAAGGAGAACTCATCACCATCGCCAAGTATAAGACTGAAATCAACGAGTTATTGTCATCTGTATCAAGTAATCAAAATATAATTACAACCGACTGGTATTGGAGCAGCACCGAATACGACGCCTCGAACAGTTGGTACGTGAACATGAGCAACGGCAACGTGGGCACGAGCAACAAGACTAACGCAGGCAGGGTTCGTCCCGTTTCCGCAATAGATTCTTTATCTCTTTAACTCTTTATCTCTTAGATAGTTACGTTTAACTAGCCCCGGTAGGGGCTTTTTAAGTTTTAAAATTTTGAAAAAATGAGTGTTAATAGTTTGACAATCATTAACTTTGCGGAGCAAAAGAAAAATTTTAAAAATATCAAAAATTAACATGGGAAAAGCAGAAGACAGACCAGTTTACCAGTGTATGTATCGGTTAACGATGTTGATACTCGACGCAAGGGATAAGTTCCCCAAAGGGTATCGTTACGAATTCGGTACGGAACTTATGATGTCTGCAATCCGCTGTTGTGAACTGATTCGCTATGCAAATTCAAGCCTTCCACGTCGCGTGGAGTACTTGAATGAATTCCTTGTTAAATTTGATACATTGAAACTCTTATTAAGGGTATGTCGAGACCGGAAACTGATAAACATTCAAACGACAGCCGACATCATTGAAATGGTGACTTCTGTTGAAAAACAAATTCTAGGGTGGCGAAATTTCACCGCTTCCCAAGAAGAAAAAGCAGCTTCCGTAAAGCCGGGGTCATGTTCATCAAGGTGAGCATGAGCGAGCAATCTAATTTATCTATTGGGCATTCCCCCGGTGATGAACCGGGAAAGACTAAGACAGTGAATGCTGAATCCTCGAACAGTTGGTACGTGAACATGAACAACGGCAACGTGAACACGAACAACAAGACTAACGCAGGCAGGGTTCGTCCCGTTTCCGCAACAGATAAACCGATCTATGACATACCCTTATCTTCAATTATTGAGGCATACGATGACTGTTGCAGGCAAAAGCGCAATACTGGCGACTGCATTGAGTTTTCTTTCAATTATGACACAGAGCTAGTCGCTGTATGGGAAAGTATCAGATACGGTCACTATGAGCCGGACTTCTCGCAATGCTTTATGAGAAAGAAACCCGTTTTGCGTGAAGTATTTGCTGCCGCCTATATCGACCGTGTCGTACATCACTGGATCGACCTCCGCCTTGACCCGATTTTGGAAGAACGCTTTCAATCACAGGGAAATGTTTCCAAGAACTGCCGTATAGGTGAAGGATGCCTGTCTGCAGTCATGCGCATGGACGAAATGATTAAAGAAGTCAGTGGAAACTATGCACAGGACGCATACATATTTAAAGGTGATTTAAAAAGCTTTTTTATGTCCATGTCAAAACCCTTGTTATGGGAAATGATTGATATATTTGTTCGTGACAATTACAAGGGAGATGACATCGAATGCCTGTTGTACCTGATTCGGGTTGTCATATTCCACCAGCCACAAAACAAGTGCCACAGGAAATCACCCTTATACCTGTGGGATAAACTGCCTAAAGACAAAAGCCTGTTTTATAGCGATCCGGAACGCGGTGTCGCCATTGGTAATCTTCCATCCCAAAAATTCGCTAATTTCATAGGATCGGTGTTTGACTATTATGTGTCTGAAATATGCGGAATTAAGCATTATGTACGCTTTGTCGATGACTTTGGCTTTGTCATGCGTTTTAAAGAGGACATCCTGAAGTATGTTCCTTTGCTCAACGATTACCTGAAAGAACAGTTACTCCTAGAACTTCACCCTAAAAAGATATATATACAACACTATTCAAAAGGTGTCCTGTTTGTTGGCGCATTTATTCTCCCCGGTAGAATCTATATTTCAAATCGTGTCGTGGGAAATATATATGATGCAGTCAGCAAGTATAACAAGATCGCAAAGGAAGGCTTCTGCGAAGCCCATATTGAGACTTTCGTGGCTACGATGAACAGTTACTATGGATTGATGAGACATTTCAATACGTACAATCTAAGACGCAAAATAGGGAAACTTATTGCTCCGGAATGGTGGCAATATATATATGTCGAAGGACATTGGGAAGTCTTTGTAATAAAGAGCGAATTTAATTTTAAGAAACAACTAAAAAAACAAATAAGAAAAGGCAATGCGAAGAAATATCTTACCCCTGAAATCTGCTAAGCCTATCGAACAACAATCCGACGGAACATGGATAATTCGATATGCAATACAATCAATCGGTAGAACTGATAGTGAAGGAAACGAACTGGTAACGTTTGCCAGTTCTACATTCTTAGAAAAACCAACATTGGAAATGATAAAGAAGAGTATTCATAGATATGCAATGAGCGTTCTTGATGACGAAGATGTTCTTCCGCTTGTTGCTAATCCTGATTTATCCGTTTACATGATCATTGATTAAATTTAAAGCCTGTTTAAACTCAATTAAACAGGCTTTAAATTTGCACCCAAAATCACATTTTGTTTTATGTTAAGATGTGTTTTAATGACACATTTTGTTTTTCGGTCGGGAATTTTTTGATTTGGCGATTGTAGTTATCACTCTTTTGAATAGGGGACACCAAACGGTCATGTCGAGCCTTCAAGAGCGAGTCTTGAAGCTCTGTGGCTGTGCGGCGTTCTTCACCTCGGTT